AAAAGACTGACCAAGGCAGGCCTGGTAAAAGAATACAACAACCATTATAAAAACCTAAAAGGATCGACCAGGCGTATTATTTATGACTCCAAACTAACGGACCAGGACGTTCAAGCTATCAGTAATGAGCCGATCGAGCGACTGAATAACCAGGACATTAAAGCCAGGCAGATAGATAATAAGATCAAGGAGTTAGATCGACCAGGGAAACCCCTGGAGATTGCACAATCAAGTGCAACGGATAAGGATGTATTAGCTAGTTTGTTTGAGTGTGTGTCAACGGAGCGTGATTTGCTGGAGCTAGAGAAGTGCATTGCAGTACATGGCCAGCATAAACTATTAACATTGATCGACCAGGGCCAAGGGTTGCATGATATCTATGTCAACGCGCGCGATAATACAGCTAGCCCAGAAAAGGACACCCTTCCCCCCTTACCCCCCTCGCTTTAGTGTGGGGTCTCATACACAAATTTTTGCTAGTTTTTTAAGAAGCAGTCTATAAGGCCAGGTTTTGCTAAACCGCTAGGTATCCCTACCTACTGTTTTTGCTCAACTGGGAGTGCTTTTCTTTTTTTTTATAAAAAAGGCTAGTGCAGCTCAACTGGTAAAGCTCAACTGGTATCCACTGATTGGTATAAATTCGAGACAATACAACCTAACCCGTAAAAAACAGGGTTCTTCTTAAAAGAAGGATAGCTCTCGTTTATCTAGTAAACATAACTTCTCACATTATGCCTGCTTTCTCGGATCCAGAGTGAAGTGGAGTCCTGGCAGTTAAACACGTTTATTCCCTTGGTCGCTATCTACCTACGGGAGGGCTGGGTAATGGCCCCGATAGAATAAGTATACTCGCCTAATTTTATAATTGCAAGTTGTTTGACACGATATAGTAATGATATATACTAAGCATAGGAGAAAAGATATGTTAGCTCACTTTGTTTTAGTAGTATCAGTTGTGACTATGCCAACAAACTTTCAGTACATAGGTCATTTTGCTAACTGCGATCAGGCAGACTTATATATGGAGTTACATATACCTGACAAAGTAGAGTCTCGATGTCTGTTAGAAGAATATATTTACTTACCTGTGGACATTAAAAAGCGAGTGATAACGATACATGATGGAGCTAAAGGATTTTTATCAGATGATATGTACTGAGTTCAATGAAGGTAAAGGACTAGAGTATAGATGGACGAGGTCTGATGGCTACTGGAAAATGACTAAGGGGTTTCCTAGTGGCCCAAAGCGAGAAGTCAAAGCATCAGACATTATGCAATTACTGAAAGATGAAAAGGAGATGAACGACATGAAAGACAAAAGCAAAAAGAAAGCACCTGGTCGCAAGACTAAGAAACCTTACACTAAATACTCAGGAGATTTAATATGACCAAAAAAGAAACATCATTAGTAGCAGCAGCAGGCATTTGCACTTTAGTAGGAATTGCCGCATTTTATGACCAAGCGCCAAGGTATGCTGATTCACCAATGAATGCAGTTATGACATCGGTACATGAAGAATTACCTGTTATTTTGCCAGTACAAGAAACAGTGTTACCACCATTAATAGATACATTGGATGCTTTTGTATTTGCATCTAGCGTAGAAGAGGTAGCAGCACCATTGCCAGAAATTGTATTTGATAATACGTTGCCAGAGATACTGCCTCCATTAACTGAACTTGAATTACCACCACTAGAAGGAGAAGTGTAATGAGTGATTTTAAACCATTTTTGGTTCGGCTATCCCCAACAAATGTTTTGTTGTTAGACCAGGCCAAGATCGATTTAGAAAAATCTAAAACTGCTATTGTTAATGACGCTATCAAAGCTTATTTAGCTAAAGGCCAGGCAGACATTCATGCAAGACTTAATCGTCTTGGATAGAGCAGTATTAGTGTTACCTTACCCACCAAGCGTTAATACTTATTGGCGCAGCAATGGTAAAAGAAGGTTTATCAGCAAGGCAGGGGTAGACTTTAGTAACGAAGTACAAGCAATTGTGTACGATCAGAATAGTCAGTGGTTTGGTGAAAGCCGTTTAGAAGTAAACGTCATTATCCATCCACGTAGTAAAAGACTGTTTGACTTAGATAATTGTTTAAAGGCCATACTTGATGCACTAATGAAGGCTGGTTGTTATGTAGATGATTCACAAGTAGACATTCTACGCATAGAAAGAGGATTGCCTGTTAAGGGTGGTAGCTGCGAAGTAGAAATTATTGCGGTATGAAGCGTGACCAATCACGATATATAAATGCTATACTGATTCCTACTGAAAAATTTTGCTCTGGTTGTTATAGATTTAGAAACACGAAGGGCGGTAAATGGAAAGTAGCTGTTTCAGGCAAAACAAGAAGATGGATTTGTATTAACTGTTATAATAACATTACTAGGAGATAAGCATGGCTGAAAATAATTATGAACCAAAACCAGGAGAAGGTAGCGTTTTTGCTAATGATCGTAAAGAAGAAGATTGGCACGCTGATTGGCGCGGTCGCATCTTATTGCCAGATGGCACTACCCACTGGCTGGACGTATATGACAACATTTCTAAAAGTGGAGTGGCCTACAGACGTGTCAGAATTGGTGCTGCAGTACAGAACTCCACATCCAACACATCCGCACCAGTACAGAATAGTCAGCCAGCGGCTGCGTCTGTGGAAAACATCGCAGAACTTGAAGACGATTTACCCTTCTAATGACTGAGAAAAAAAATAAAACACCCATAGAGTCGCTAAGTGGTTACGGGGGAGTGCGTGCTTTGCAAAAGAAGTTAGAGCGAAGCACGACTGTAGCGGCTAATCGAGAGGCAGTTGCACACAGCTTACTATGTATTGCTAATGCAACAGTGATGGACGTGATGTCTTGGGACGAGAACGGGGTATTTGTTAAGAACAGTGCAGATATATCTGCTCATGCAGCACAAGCAATAAAGAAAGTTCGATTTACTCCAGACGGAAGGGTTATTGACATAGAGTTTCATGACAAGCCAGCCATATTAAGGTTGCTTGCTAAGGCTAGTGGTATGCTTGATACAACTGACCAGTCTGATAAACCATCCGTAATTGGAATTAACGTAAAGGCGCCAGACATAATTGACAACGATGAATCCTAAAGACACTCAGGTAGGTGGTAATCATTACACTAAAATGAAAATACAGCCAATGGAATTTTCAATGGCAAACAACCTCAATCCTATACAGCATACTGTTATTAAGTATGTCACTCGTGTTGACCTTAAAGGCAATGGCGATGAAGATATAGACAAAGCAATACACACACTACAACTTTGGAAACAGTGGAGGAAGGATCATGGACGTAAAACTACAGATTGACCAATTGCGCGAAGAGTTTAAGATGGCTAATATGAATAACTCGCGTGTAATGGAGATTATTGATGCGCTATATTCTGAAAACCAAGAACTCAAACGTCTGATGACGATGAAGTTTAAAGACATAGACGATGAGCAATAAAAAAGAACGTAGTAAAAAGGCTATACAAGGTCCAGGCATTGACCTGGACTTTAGTAAATCTCCTGTTGTTTATGACTTTCTACAAAGTGATGCGTTTGTTAGAGGGTTGATGGGGCCAGTTGGGTCAGGCAAATCATATGCTTGCGCTGCTGAAGTAATGATGAGGGCCGTTAAACAAAAGCCTTCCCCAAGAGATGGCATTCGTTATACACGATTTGTTATTGTTAGGAACTCATACCCTGAATTAAAAACCACTACAATTAAAACATGGCAAGAGCTATTTCCTGAAAACACTTTTGGTCCAATGTTATACACTCCACCCATAACGCATCATATACGCCTTCCCTCCAGGGGCGATGCTGCTGGGATTGACTGTGAAGTTATTTTCTTAGCATTGGATCAACCTAAAGATGTACGAAAACTGTTGTCACTTGAGCTAACGGGAGCTTGGGTAAACGAAGCAAGGGAATTACCTAAAGCCGTTATCGATGGATTGACTCATAGGGTTGGCCGTTACCCAACAAAAAAAGATGGCGGACCTACCTGGCATGGTGTTTGGCAAGATACTAACCCAATGGATGATGACCACTGGTGGTTTAGGCTGTCCGAAAAAGAAAAAATTACAGGGAAGTACGGGTGGGATTTTTTTAAACAACCAGGCGGTGTTGTTGAAGTAGAGCCAGAAAATTTACCAGAAAATCCAGAAGCAAACGATCATATATTTGCAGGTGGTAGATGGTGGAAGCTTAACCCTAAAGCAGAAAACACAGCAAACTTGCCATCAGGTTATTATTCTCAAATGCTTGGTGGTAAAAATCTTGATTGGATACGCTGTTATGCTGAAGGTAAATATACTTATGTACAAGAAGGTAGGCCAGTATGGCCAGAATACAACGATCAGATGATGAGTTCGTCTGATGTAGAGTACGATCCAACGCAACCATTACAAATAGGCCTAGACTTTGGTTTAACACCAGCAGCCGCAATCGGGCAACGATTGGCCAATGGACGTTGGATAGTTCTACATGAGATAGTAACTGAAGATATGGGACTAGAAAGATTTGGTACGCAGCTGTTAGCAGAGATTAATGCTAGGTATCCAAAAGCAGAAGTGTTGGTTTGGGGGGATCCTGCTGGTATGCAGCGAGATGCAATCTATGAAGTTACGGCATTCGATTACTTAAGGACGCTAGGGTTAAGAGCGCAGCCAACGGCATCAAATAACTTTATGGTAAGGCGTGAAGGAGCAGCAGCTCCAATGCAACGACTTATAGCTGGTAAGCCTGGACTAATTATACACACCGACTGCAAGATGATTCGTAAGTCATTAGCTGGTGGTTACCATTTTAAGCGTATAGCAGTTGGCGCTGGCCATGAACGATTTAAAGACAGCCCTAATAAAAACGAACACTCGCATATTGGCGATGCTTTTGGTTACCTGATGCTAGGAGGTGGTGAGCATAAGCGTATGACTAAGAGTGGACTAAGTGCTAACAGTGTTATTTCTCAAACAGTAGTTAATACGGACTTCGATGTTTTTTCTTAAGAAATATTTAGACACTTATATGCCTAAAGTTAAGAACTGCGAATACGTCCAGTTTGAAAAACATCATTTAGATAATTTTGAGGCGGAAGAGTTATATGGATCTAAACAAATGTCGAATAAAGCTAGAAAAGAAAATATCATACGTCAGTCTATGGTTAGTGATACTGTTGTTTCGGTCGTTAATGGTGACGCTGTTGCTATTTTTGGGTGCTATATCTTGTGGCCTGGCGTTGCTGAAGCGTGGTCTTTATTCGATCCAAAAGCAAGACGATATCCAATAGCTATGTCCAAAGGCGCTTTTGCATTTTTTGATATAGTAACCATATTAAACGGCTTGCATAGAATGCAAATAACTGTTAAAAAGAATGACATAAGAGCTTTATCCTGGGCGCATTATTTAGGCTTTGTAGTAGAAGGTGAACTAAAAAGTTATAGTGCGGATAAAGAGGATTATTTTATGATGAGGAGAAATTAACATGGGTGGTATTTTAGGCAGTAAACCAGATACATCAGCAGCAGAAGCACAGATTGCTGAGACAAGAAAAGAAACAAAAAGATTAAAAGCACAAGCTTTAGAAGATAAAAGAACTAAAGGTGAAGCAGAGTATTCTAAAAGAATGGCAAGAATGAAAGGTGGGAATAGAGCCTTACTTTCTTCTCTTAGAGATACTGGTGAGATGGGTGTTGAAGAAGATACATTAGGAGCTTAATATGGCTGCATTTGATTATAGAATGGCTTTAGCTAGAGGACTTGTCCCCCCAATAAAAGAAGCACAACAAGGTATTCTTAAATCCGCTGGTGGCGATAATGTATTTAAATCTGAAGCCTGGTGGAATGAACAATACGATAAAGTTATTGATAAAGGCATTTCTGAGACCAAACAAAGAACCGAATACTTACAGAATCCTAATGTCTATAACTTTGTCAATAAAGCTGATTCTTGGTCGCCAATTCGCACTCCGAGTTCTGGTTATGGTAATAACGCAGTTAATCGGTATGGGCAACCAATAACCAGAGTAGTAGATTATCAAGCGCAAAGAGACTTAACTCAAGCCGAACTAAACTCTATTGTTGCAGATCAAAAAGATCAGATTGCAAAAACTAAGCGTGAAACATCAAAAGATACTGGCAAAGCAAAGCGAAAAGGGAGGGCTGTAGGTGGACTATTATCTAAAGCAAAACCAGTCGAAGTTGAAGGTCTTGCTACAGCAATGCCTAACTTGGGTGTTATGTCTCTTTATGGTTCCGACTCTACTTTGGGCACTAAATAATATGGCTATGGATGATAAAAAATTATCACAACTCATTAACTCTAAGTTTGTTGTTGAAATACCTAAAAAAGATATGAAGAGAGTGTACGACATGGTAGAGCAAAATTTAGGTTTAAGCCCAAAACAATGGGATGCTTATCGACATGGGCTAGCCATTAAAGAATCACAAGGTGGTAAATTTACCGCACAACCAACAATGAATTATTACTTAACTCAGGGTGGAGCTGGTGGGCTGTATGATGGACGATACCAGCTAGGAGAAGATGCAAAAGCAGATGCTGCAAAATACCTAGGCGAAAAAAATCCAGGCCACGATGATAAAGCAAGAGCTGCTTTTATCGATGATCCTGTGATGCAAGAAATGTACTTAGCTGCATACACAATTAAAAACCATCATTACATGAGTTTGAATATAAAAGACAAAAACTACCAAGATGATCCAAAGTACAATCCTAAAGATTACTTGCTTAGTAATACTCATAAAAGAGTTGGGTTATTAGGCTTTGCACACAACCAAGGACATGGCGCAGCTAAAAAATACATAGTTACTGGAAACGATACAACGGATCAATTTAACACAAAAGGAAGTGCATACGCTGGCTTTATTGATGACGCTGCAACTAATTTAAACGTAGATTGGAACTAGGGGAAAAATAGCAATGATGAGATTAACTGCAAAGCAAATTCTTTCAAGGCACGATAAAGCGCTAACAAAAAAAGAAGATTTTAGAAGCTTATATGATGAAGCGTATGAGTTTGCATTGCCACAAAGAAACTTGTATGACGGGTATTACGATGGCGGAGTTGGTGGCCAAAACAAAATGAATCGTGTATTTGATTCAACTGCTATTAATTCTACCCAACGATTTGCTAATAGAATGCAATCTGGCATATTTCCTCCTCAAAGAAACTGGTGTAGGTTAGAGCCAGGCTCAGATATACCTTTAGATAGAAAGCAGGAAGCTCAAAGAGCATTAGATATGTACACTGAGACATTCTTTGACACATTAAAGCAGTCTAACTTTGACATAGCTATTGGTGAATTTTTGTTAGATTTATCTGTAGGGACAGCCGTTATGATGGTACAACCAGGAGACGATGTTAATCCCATTAACTTTATCCCCGTACCTCAATACCTTGTTGCATTTGAAGAAGGTGCTGATGGAAAGGTTGATAACGTGTATCGTAGGATTAGAATTAAAGGCGAAGCTATACAAAGACAATGGCCAGAAGCAACAATACCTGAAAAAATACAAATACAAATAGATAATAAACCTACTGAAGATGTTGAGTTAATTGAAGCCACTGTGTATGACGATAAGCGTGGCGATTATTGTTATCATGTTATTCATAAAGGCACTAACGAAGAAATACTTTATAAGCGCATGAGCTATAGTCCTTGGATTGTAGCAAGATACGCTAAGGTTGCTGGAGAGATTTATGGTAGAGGTCCACTTATTACTGCCCTACCTGACATTAAAACATTAAATAAAACAGTTGAGTTGCAGTTAAAGAATGCTTCACTATCTATTAGTGGGGTATATACTGCTGCCGATGATGGGGTTCTTAATCCAAACACCGTAAGAATTATGCCTGGCGCAATTATTCCTGTTGCAAGGAATGGTGGCCCACAAGGCGAGTCACTTAAACCATTACCTAGAGCTGGTGACTTTAACTTGTCTCAAATTATTATGAATGATCTAAGACAAAACATTAAGCGTGTATTGTTAGATGAATCATTACCACCAGATAATATGTCAGCACGTTCTGCAACTGAGGTAGTTGAAAGAATGAAAGAGTTATCTCAGAACTTAGGGTCAGCATTTGGTCGATTGATTAATGAAACTATGATGCCATTAGTAAGCAAGATTTTATATGTAATGGATGAACGTGGCTTAATAGATATGCCTTTAAAGGTTAATGGATTAGAAATTAAAGTAGTTCCTATTGCTCCTTTAGCTATGGCACAAGCAATGGAAGAGGTTGAGAAAGTTCTTAACTTTAGTCAAATCATTCAAGGTATGGGGCCAGCAGGTCAAATGGCTATTAAACAAGAAGAGATGATTGATTATGTAGCAGAGAAATTAGGTATACCTCAGCGTTTAATTACTACTAAAGTTGAGCGTATGATGATGATGCAGCAAGCGCAGCAACAAGCACAGCAAATGGCACAACAAAACCCCGAAGCAGCTGGGGCTGTAGCTGAACAAGTTATGAAAGAGGAGCAAGTTTAAATTATGGCTGATATGAATATGCCTCGTCATATGATGACTTTAAGTAAGCAAGAAAAAAATATTGTAAAGTATCATAAAGACACAATGAAGTCAGGTAAAGTTGGTCGTGATTCAGAAGGTAGACCAGTAACTGTTTACTCAACAGGGATAATGATTCCTGAAGGCCCAGACAAAGGAAAATTTGTTTCTGTTCCTGGATATATAAGAGATCAAGGTAAGATTATTACTAATGAAGATCAACTTTATAATATATGGAAAAAGGATATTCAATCTAATAAATTTCCTATTTACGATAATCCACAACAACTAAACAAACGCTCTCAAGAAATACACACCATTATGGATCAAGAAGCAGGTCAGGCTAGAAGATCAGGCAGACCATTAATGCAAGATGCAGAGGTAGGAGAATAACATGGCTGGATGGGACGATTTAGAACAACCATTGCCACTCGATATTAGAGCGGTAACTGAAAAAAAAGATGATTTGGATCGCTTAGTATTAAGAGTGATGCAAACAGAGGATGGAAAAAAAATGATGGAGTGGTTACGCCAAGCCATTTATGAGCAGCCTGTAGCCTTGCCAGGCAGTGACTCTAGTTATGCGTTTTATCGAGAAGGGCAAAATTCAATAATTAGAGACTTAGAAGCAAGGATAATTAGAGCAAGGAAACTTTAAATGGAAACAGCAATCGAACCTAGTACGACTGAGGAAACTCAGGAAGCTACTGGCCTACTCGACAATGCAACACCAGAAGTAGAGGAAGTTAGTACAGAGAGTAAAGAATCAGAAATAGATCATAGAGACCCAGAAGTAGTTGCCGCAGAGAACCCAGAGCCTGCAAAAGAAAAACCTGACTACATTTCTAGTAATTTTTGGAATGAAGAAAAAGGTGAAGTAGACATTGAGGCTTTAGCAAAATCTCAAGCCGACCTTAGAAAACAAATATCTCAAGGCAAACATAAAGCTCCAAAGGACGGAGTGTATGAGACAGATGCTTTTGGCGATACTCCAGACGATGATCCAGTAAAAAGCCATGTACTCGATTGGGCTAAAGAGAATGGTGTTAGTCAAGCTGGCTTAGATGACTTAGTTGGAAAAGTTATTGAGATGGGTGTTATGGGAGAGCAAAAATACACAGCCAACATAGAAGCAGAAAAAAAACAGCTAGGTCCCAATGCTGATGCTAGAATTAATGGCATGGTTAAATGGGCTTCTGGATTAGTTCAAAAAGGAATCTGGGGTAAAGATGACTTTGAAGAGTTCAAGGTTATGGGTGGAACAGCTAAAGGCATTGCTGCTTTAGAGAAAATTAGATCTACCTATGAAGGTAAACTTCCTACAGAAACTATACCAGTCGAAGGTGCGCCATCTAAAGATGAATTGTATGATTTAGTTAAAGATCCAAAATATCAGACAGATGCTACCTATCGAGCTAAAGTAGAAAAAGCATTCGCTCAAAACTTTCCTACCTAAAATGTAGTTGCATAAAGCCTTGTTGTGTGGTAAAAAAATAACAAGGCTCACTGCAATAGCAACCCTTTAACACAAGTAACCTTGTCGTATGGCTATCGTAAATAGCAAGCACAGGCCCAGTTCTCTGGCATACCAAAGCGATTAAATAATTTTATTTTTAATTTCTAAGGAGACATAACATGGCTATTGGATTATCTAATGCTTTTGTTACACTCTTTGATGCCGAAGTTAAACAGGCTTACCAGGGCAAAGCTGCCTTAGTAGGTGCTACTAGACAAAGACGCGGCGTTGAAGGTTCTACAGTAAAATTCCCTAAAGTTGGGAAAGGCGTAGCTACATTACGCGTACCACAAACAGACGTTACACCACTTAATGTTGACTTTTCACAAGTTACTGCAACTATGCAAGATTGGAATGCAGCTGAATACTCAGACATTTTCATGCAACAAAAAGTTAATTTTGAAGAAAGATCAGAGCTAGTTCAAGTAGTAGCGAACGCTATTGGTCGTAGACAAGATCAACTTATTCTTGATGCGCTTTTAGCTGCAAAAGGTTCTACAGTTGCTGCTGGTGGTACAGACTTAACAGTTGCAAAATTACGCGCTGCTAAGAAAACATTAGACAGCAATAACGTACCAGCAGAAGATAGACACATCGTTCTTCATGCAAACAACTTGTCATCACTTCTAGCTGAAACAGCAGTAACATCTGCTGACTTCAATACAGTTCGTGCATTAGTATCAGGTGAGCTTAATACATTCTTAGGCTTTACTTTCCATACTATTGGTGATCGTGCTGAAGGTGGCGTATCTATTGACGGCTCAAACGTTCGTTCATGCCTAGCATTCCACAAGTCTGCTATTGGTTATGGTGAAGGTATTGGTCCTAAAACAGAAATCAACTATGTACCAGAAAAAACATCATTCCTTGTGAACGCTATGTTATCAGCTTGTTCAGTTGGTATTGATGGTGAAGGTATTGTTGAAGTTCAAGCAGATGAATCTTAAGCTTAGGAGAAAATAAATGGCTTTCAATAAAGACGGATTAGTAGCAGCGGGCGGACAGTCCAAAGCTGGTGATGCACCTCAAACCTGGAACTACACAACTACTGATGCTTATACAGCAGTAGCAGCTTCAGGCTATTTTAATGAAGTATCTAGCTTGCTTAAAGTTGGTGATATTGTCTGGAACTATGATTCAGATGCGCCAACAATGTATGTACACGTTGTATTAACTAACGCTTCTGGCGTTGTTGATGTATCAGCAGGTACTGCAATTAGCGTAGCTTAGTAACAGTAATAATGCAGAAGGTGGGGGTTTCGACCCTCACCTATTTGCACATTTGGAGAAAGTAAATGGCTTCTGGAGATACATCCTTATCAATTTGTTCTGACGCATTGTTAATGCTTGGAGCTAATCCTATATCATCTTTTACAGAAGGAACAGATGAAGCTAATATATGTAACAGTTTATATCCAGACATTAAAAACAAAACATTAGCAACATACCCTTGGTCTTTTTCATTCAAAAAGGTTAAGTTAGCTAGGCTTATAACAACTCCAACTACCGAATACAAATACCAATATGCGTTGCCTTCTGACATGATAGGCACGCCTAGAGCAATATTTACAAGCAATCAGGCAGGAGCATACCCTCAAAGAAACTATAGACTGATGGGTGGCAAATTATTAACAGACTATGAAGAGGTATATGTTGATTACCAATATGCTGTTGAAGAATACGAAATGCCTCATTACTTTGTACAAAACATGAAGTATCAATTGACATGGCACTTAGCTATGCCTATTACCGATCAAGTAGAAAAAACAGATTATTGGAGAACAGTGGCTCAAGGAACTCCAGGTGAAAATGGTCGTGGTGGCTATATGAGGCAAGCTATGAATATAGATGGACAAGGCCAACCAACTAATGCACTACAGGATTTCCCACTTATTAATGTGAGGTATTGATGGCTCGCTTTGTCAATATACAAACTAACTTTACCTCTGGTGAATTAGACCCTTTAGTCAGAGCTAGAGTTGACTTAAAATCTTATAACAACGCTTTAGATACAGCAAAAAATGTTGTATGCCAACCTCAAGGTGGAATTTCTCGAAGACCTGGAACTAAGTTTATTAATGAATTAGCTGGCACACCTGACCAAGGCGTTCGATTAGTTCCTTTTGAATTTTCTACATCAGACAGTTATATGTTGTGTTTTACTAATGACACAATGTATGTGTATAAGAATAAAGCTTTAGTACATACTCAAACAAGTACAGGAATTATTAGTGCTTATTTAGGGTCAATGTGCTGGACACAATCAGCAGATACTTTAATAGTTGTTCAAGAGGATATGCAGCCCAGAAAGATTGTTAGGAATACAGATACGTCATGGACTATATCTACTATTACTTTTGACTCCATTCCAAATTATGCTTTTAATTTAAGTATATTTAATACCAGTGCTGCTGGTCACTTAACACCTAGTGATGTTTCTGGCAAGGTTACGCTAACATCACAGCACGCTATATTTACTGCAGCTCATGTAGGTCAGTACATTAATGTTACTCCACAAGGTCGAGCAAGAATTGTAGAGGTTACAACAGCTACTACAGTGAATGTTGTTACAGAGTTTCCATTCTTTGATACATCACAAATTGCTAATGCTAATTGGGAACTAGAAATAGGGTACGAAGATGTATGGTCTGCCAGTAAAGGCTGGCCTAGAACAGTGGTATTTCATCAAGGAAGGCTGTATTTTGGCGGAAGTAAATCAAGGCCATCGACTGTATGGGGGTCTAAAGTTTCACTATTCTTTAGCTTCGAGGCTGTAGAAGGATTAGATGATGATGCCGTAGAGTCTACCTTAGACACTAATACTTTTAATGCCGTTACCGATATGGTATCTGGTAAAGATTTACAAGTCTTTACAACTGGTGGTGAGTTTTTTGTTCCCCAGGAAGGTCTATCTCCCATTACTCCAAGTAACTTATTCTTTTCTACCACCTCAGTTAATGGGTCAAAAGAAGGGTTAAGAGTAAAACAACTAGAATCAGGAACATTGTTTATTCAAAGGCAAGGGAAGGCTTTGTCCGAAATTGCTTATTCAGATACTACCTTATCTTATATTACTTCTAAAATATCTTTACTGTCTGGTCACCTACTTAAAGGTCCTAAGCGTATGGATATTAGGCGTGCTGTGGCTACTGATGAAAACGATTTATTGCTGATAGTTAATGAAGATGATGGCTCTATAGCAGCTTACTCATTGCTAAGGGCGCAAAATGTTATTGCTCCATCAGAATTTACTACAGAAGGATCATACATAGATGTTGGCGTAGACATTACTGATATTTACACCGTAACTACTAGAGTAGATGACGGCACTACTAAGCATTATGTAGAAGTATTTGACGATACCTTATTAACAGATTGTGGAGTTTCAGGTGGAGCAGGGGCAAGCGCAAGTGTTACTCATTTAGAAAATAAAACTGTCAATGTTGTTGTTGATGGCAATGTAGAGTCAAACCAAACAGTTCCTTCTGGAGGGACAGTAGCCTTTACTTCATCAGCAACATCTAGCTATGAGGTTGGATTACCTATTAGTGTAGAAATAAAAACTATGCCAGTTGAGGTAGCATCACAAGGTGGGACAAGATTAGGCTTTAAGAAGCGAATTTTAGAAGTTAATGCTATACTATACAAAACACAAAATATAGTAATTAATGGCAACTTAGTTCCTATTAGGTCGTTAGGTGCAGGATTATTAGACAGCAGTGTAGCTGAATTTACTGGGATTAAAACACTTAATGGTATATTGGGATACACTCAAAATGCTCAGATTACAGTAACACAAAATGCGCCCTTAAAGCTAACGCTTTTGGGTTTAGAATATAAAGTATCGGTGTATCAAGGAGGCTAGAAATGGCAGCAGCATTACCATATATATCAGCAGCAATGTCAGTAGTACAAGGCATTCAATCATTAAGCGCTGGTAAGGCACAAAAAAAACTTAATCAAGTTAAAGCATTACAAGTTCAGTCAGAGTCTGAGATTAACGAATTAAATGCTATGACAAAAGCTAATGATGTTTTAGATAATGTGAGACGAACCAATGCGACAGTAGTTGCCAATGCTGCTGCTGGTAATATAGATCCTAACTCTGGATCAGCAATGATACTGCAAAACACTAACCTACTTTATGCACAAAAAGAAATGAAATCTTTAGAGATTATGAAAAACAGATACAAAAGTTTTGGAGAGATTCAAGCTGATATTTTAAATGCAGAAGGTGAAATGGCAGAAGATGCAGGTATGGGTGCTTTTTTAAGCTCAGTTGGAACCGCAGCTGGGACCATTTATAAATATGGAGGTGCCTTTGGATCAGATAAGTCAACATCATCGGTTGATTCTTTTGTTCCAGGATATGAAGATTATTCTCCTGTAGATACCACTATAGGCCCAGACTTTACACCAGTAAGAGGATTTGGCGGATACTAAAATGGCAAAATTACCTACATACAGACCACCTTCATTAATGATCGAGCAAGCGCCTAGGTTACAATTTAGTGAGGCGGCTTACGTCAATAAAGCAAATGCAATGAATAGAGCCATTGACAAAATGCAATCTATTCTTGAGCCAGTGATGAAGCAAGGTGCAATAGACCAGGCATTAGAATTTAATATTGCTAATCCTATTACCCTAGATCAATTAAACGAAGCAAAACAAACTGGCGTAAATCCTATAGAAGCTTACCAAAATGGTGGCATGATTTACAATCAAGTTATTCAAACAACTTACGCCCAACAAGCAGCAACACAATTAGCTTTAGCTGACCAAACAAATAACGAGTCTGTATTAGCTGATGTTAAAGCTGGCAAGCTTAAAGACTTAGATGTTATTAAGGAAAGACTTACTTCTGGTATAAAAGGTAATGCAAAAGTATTACTAACTATGAGTCCAGAGGTTGCTAATGCTTACACTAAGTCAGGCGCAGCATATGGCCATACTTATTTTAAAGCAGTTACAAAAGAATTAACGGCACAAGCTGAGTTAGAGCAACAGTTAGTTAGTGAAAAAACTTATGTAGGCGCTGAAAAGCAGTGGGAAAGCGCACTAGAAAACATTACCGACATGACAGAGTTAGCTGAATACAAAGAGTTAATACTGTCCAACTCATTAACTCAATTTAGATTAACTGGTAAGCCAGTAGAAAATCTTAACGCATTGCGCAAGAGACTTGAGAAGTCTGAGATAGAAAAGATTGCTCAGGTAGCAGCATCAGAAAACTACTCAACATTTGGCCTTAATACTGACCAAGTTATGGAAGGACTTATTGTTGACGAAACTATAGGTAGACATTCAGACTATTACCAACAACTATCGCCTAACAGGCAGAAAGAATTTAGAACTGCCGTTAAAGCTAATATGCAAAACCTTATGCTTGGCGATAAAGCAAGTAAAGAAGGTAGAGATGCTAAGTATAGCGGTATCTCAAAAAGACTAGATAACTTAGAGATAGTCAGCACTGAAGATTTTAATAAGCTTCCTACCATTAATGATCCAAACGATAAAAACTATAATCGAAGAGATTTTTTACTACAAAAGCAAAGTGATGCAAAACAAGCTTTAAGTTTAAGCTCTGAAGATTTTTCAGCATATATCCGCGATGAGACAGACAGCTATGACTTTAAAGCAGGATTAACTCAAGATGAATCAGATAGGGTTTCTTACCTAGAAGCAATGGAAGTAAAAATGATTCAAAGAAATCTTGATGCTCCAGTAGAAGGAATGAGACAGCATCCTGCATATAAAGAAAGAGATGAAGATATTATTATTGATGTGGATGGATTTGGTGATCCAAATTATGTTAATGAGTTAAGTCAAAAAATCTCTCAACGAAAAGCAGATATGAGTTCCTATACAGGTCATAGAGGTATTATCACCGATGCTTTGTTTACTGACAACGAAATAAAAGGATTAGTCAATACTTGGGAGTCTGGTACAGTAGGGCAAAAAGTGGCTTTATCTACATTTTTAGTTGAGCAATTCCCAGATAATGCGGTTGATGTATTTGCTGATATAGCCCCTAAAGATGCAGTATTTTCTCAGCTAGGGTATTTAACAGGAAATGCTTTAAGCAACCAAGCGACTCCTGACTATTTAACTCAACTAACAACACTGGTTGACCAGGGTCAAGAGATTGAAAGACTTGGGGCCAATACTTATGCTATGGGTAAACCAAAAGAAGAGGCGTTATATAATATATTAGGTGATTCTTATAACAATAATCCTGGGGCCAAGCAGCAATTAATAAAGACTGCTGACTATATCTATTACGCATTAAACGAGTCTAATCCTAGCGCCTTTAGTAAGTCAGATTACCAACAAGCAATACAAATGGCTTCTGGCCAGATTGAAAAGTATACGTTTATTCTCGATCCACTTAATGTGGTAAATGGGGTTGAGCAAATGCAAAAAGGTCCAAGAGAAATATATGGAGGAATCGTCACTCATAACAGGCAAAAATTAGCAATACCTACTCAAATAAAACAAAGTGCTTTTAGTGATATGATTGATGATGCTACATTAGAAGATTTCCAAATGGCATTATCTGACAGGAATGGCAATCCATATAATTTTGCACCAACAGACGATGCGCCTCAATTTACCTTAGATCAGTATCAAGATGCTAGATTGCAGTTTTTAAATAGCACAACTGCATCTTTAAGTGCAGGTAAAGAGGAAGGACTAATCAGTAATATTCGTGGATTTGATCGTGATGCTTATAGTCGATTTCAAACAAAGGGCGGAGAGATGTTATATGTAAATTATGTTTTACTCCATAGCATTATGAATAAAAGATATCCAGGTAAATATTAATGCCAATTTTCGGAAAAACAAAGAAAGAAAGTTTTAGCCCTCCACAGCCAGCAAAAGAGGGAGTAGCCACTAATGCTGAGGCTTATAACATTGAGTATGATTTAGGCTATTTTGTTAATGGTAGAAGAGATGTCGAGCATCAAGCAACTAAGGAGCAATGGGAGCCTATACTAGAAGCAATACAAAACAATACAGGTGTTGAATTTAGTAATCCAGCTAACAACCTTTATCTACCTACATTTGATGATAAGAATGCAAGTGTAATGAATCCTTATCCAGCGTATGATCCAAATTTACCACAAGCATCCTTACAAGCTCCAGACGATTGGTATAACAGGCAAGAACTTTATGATGTTAGCTCAAACAAAATATTTGACTACATAAAAGATAATGAAGACGTCCTCGGAAGTGTAGCTGAATTAAAAAACTTAAATGGAACTATAATCTCCGACCGAGTAAAGGAAAAGGTTTTAGAGAGGTTGCTTGCTTCTGATGATCTTAATAAGAAAGAAAGAGATTGGGTTAATTATATCGCTGGGTTTGGAGGGGCTGTAGTCGCTAATTTTACAGACCTCACAAACGTTGCGGCAACAGTAGGAACTGTTATTGCTACTAGAGGAAGAGGAGTCAGTATTGCTAGAGGGGTGACAATAAATGCTTTAGCTAATGCTGGGGCAGGAGCAGTCCAGCAGGAAGAGGTTATGGATTGGTATGCTAGTTTGGACCTTCCATACTCAATAGAAGATTTTTACTATAACGTAGCGGCATCAGCTGCGGCTGGAGCTGTATTAGATCTTGGTATTAGAGGTGCTTCTAAAGTGCCTAGCCTTACAGCATCACAGTGGCGTAAAGGAAAAGCTGCAATAGATAAGGTTAATGCTAAAAAGTCTGGGTTAGAATATGAAGATGATTTAACCACGAAGGCAGCTGAGACAAAAGCTAAGATTGAAGATGATTTTGAGGCGCAAAGCCCTTACTCAAAAGAAGCAGATCCTTCTGGACAAAAGAATATTGACGATCAAAACCAGGCGATACAGGCTGTCGTTAATGAAGATTTTAATGCTTTACCAACCACACCAAATAGCCAATTAAAATCTACACTAACAGACCAAGAAAAATCTCTTAAAAACGAAATAGCTAGAAAGTATCTCCCTAGAATTAAAGAGGCAAGAGAAAAACTGCGACCATTAGAAGAGGAAGAACTTGCAAAGGTTAGTGGAGATCAAGCGGCTACTTACAAGTTAATGGACAAACAAGAAGTTAGACGGCAAAAAACCTTTCAAAAAATTAATGATGAAGGCATGGCTGAGTTTGAGGCTAGTAGAGTAAAAAAGACACTCCCGAAAGAAAATGCTTTAGGCGTTACCAGCGCTGACGCAACATATATTGATCCAGACAGCATCTTTGTTGATGCTAAGTCCTTTCAGTTTAAAGGTGGTGGTGATGAGTTTGGTATAACAGAAAGACTAGAGGGAGTTACTGAGTGGGATCCAGTTAAAAGTAACGTTGCTATTCTTTACGAAACTAAAGAAGGTAAATTATTTGTTGTTGATGGACACCAAAGGATAGGGTTAGCTAAGAGGCTTAAAGCTCTAGGCCAAAAAGATATTAAGATACTTTCATATATTAGAAAAGAATCTGATGGGGCCACTATGAAAGAGGTAAGGGCCGAGGCAGCTGCTAAAAACATTGCCGAGGGTACTGGTACTTTGGCAGATGTAGCTAGGGTATTTAGAGACGATCCTAGGATAGTTCTTAGTATGCCTCCTAAGTCAAAAATGGTTCAGATGGCTAAGGGACTTCAAAATTTAAGTAATGAAGTTTACATGGCAGCAGAGAAAGGAAATATTACTA